TGAGACGTCTTGCTGCTCAGGAAAGAAGAGCAGGTAAGTCTGATAGAACGGATGCTAAGGCAGCAAGTAAATATGCAGAGTCAGAAAAAAAATCTGCAGAAAGAGAAGATAAGAAATCTAGAGGTAAGCACATTCATGGAATGGCAGATTCTGTTGAAGTAGATGGAGATCTTGTCGATGAAGGAATGACTATGAAGGACTTCAAGGCAAATCGTAAAAAAGCAAAAGCATCTGCTGCTCGTGCTGATGCTGTGAAGAGAGGTCATGTAGGTAAGGAATGGTATAACAGTGGTAGAAGATATTCTCCAGATGAAGCAAAGAGAAGTCGTGCAAACATGGATGATGAAGAAAGACGTACTAGACATCGTAGTGCTGTAGATCCTGATAATGAGGATGATAATAACTACTCTGCAGATAAGACGAAGAATCCTAAGAAGCTTCGTAAGCAAAAAGCAATGGGAGAGTCTGCAGTTCCTGGTAAACCAGCAGAAAAACTTGGTGCTGTAACTGCTATTCCAAAATCAGAACAGGAAGCTGCTAGAGAAAGACTCCTTGCAAAGGCAAAGGCTATGAGAGAAAAAAATATGAAGAAGGAAGAAGCAGAATTAGAAGAGAAGAGAGGTCTTTGGGATAATATTCATGCTAAGAGAAAGCGTGGCGAAAGACCTGCTAAACCAGGAGAAAAGGGATATCCTAAGACTCTTAATGTAGAAGAAGTAAGAGCACTTGTAGAAGGTATCAAACAGGCTAGAAAGAATGTTGGTGCTTCTAAGTGCTGGACTGGTAAGAAACTTGGCAATCCTTCAACCAAAATGAAGGGTGGTAAAGAAGTACCTAACTGTGTTCCTGAAGCACTTGTTTATGGTGGTGAGAAAAAGGAACCAGAAGATAAGAGAATGACAGTGACTGCTGCTGATAAAAAAGCAAATACCAAAGCATGGCAGAAGTACAAAGCAGGCAATCCAGCATACAAAGCTGCTGCACATGTAGGTGAAGAAACTGTTGTAGAAAGAGCACTTGATACTGCAGAAACAGGTGAGAAGGAAAGACTTGTAAAAGGAATGAAGAAGTCTGCTGCAGACTTTAAGAAGAGATATGGCGAAAGAGCAAAGTCAGTGATGTATGCTACTGCCACTAAGATGGCAAAGAAGCATATGGATACTTCTAAATCAGATCGTAGATACGCTGTGGAGGAAACTTCAATGGAAGAGAATGCTGATCTTGAGAACAGAAAGAAGGGACCAAGAAAGCCATCACAAATGGCTAAGAGAGAAAAACTCAATAAACTTATTGATGAAATAAGAACAAAGAGAGAAGGTGAATCTAAGTAAGAAGCAGAAGCAATTAATCTTTGTTAGTATTATTACTTCTGGATTAATTACTTCACTTTCTCAATGTACTAAAATATCCGAAGATAGTCTGTGGGATCTCTTTGATGAAATTCAAAGAAAGTTCTTCCCACAGACTATTTTTAATGAATTGATAATTAAAGATCCTGAGAAATTAGACAGAAGAATTCAAAGGGATGTGGATCATGCCATCAGGGATTATGAGAGATGGGAATCCTCATTGCCTCCTAGGATGACCAACAAGACCATCCTGGAGGGTCTAAAGTCCCCAAGGTTCTCTGACACCCAGAGACTAGTGGTGAAGGATGCAATTTATTATGAGTGTCCTGGAGGTGTTATGGGCATCAGAGGAGTGTGGGTTGACAAGGATCCAGAATGTACCTAGAATCACTCTGTTGGGTTTGAAGGATAAATAAGGCTTAAATTATTAAAGGCTTTATGACCTATGAGAACCCTTGGATATATCAGGGAGAAACTTTTGATTCACCTGACATATTGGATTACTATGGTTTTGTTTATCTTATTGAATGCAATGAAACTTCTAGGAGCTACCTGGGAAGAAAGTATTTTTGGTCTTTTAGAAAACAAAAGGGTAAGTCTAGAAAAACTAAACAGGAAAGTGACTGGAAAAAATATTATGGATCCTGTCCAGAATTAAAAGAAGATGTTAAGAAGTATGGTAAGAGCAAGTTCAAAAGAACCATACTATCATTACATAAAACCATAGGTAAAACTAATTACGAAGAGACTAGGCAACTATTCTTAAATAATGTCTTAACTGAATCACTTGACAATGGAGATCCCAAGTACTATAATAGCAACATCTTGGGAAGATACTTCAGAAAAGATTATTATGAACAAAAAACAAATGCAGATGATGTGCCAAAGCAGAGTTGATAGTGTCTTTGACAGAATTCATGAACTATGTGATTCTGGAAGAGTTGATGATGCTTCTGCTTTGTATGCAGAAATTAAAGATTGGGTTGTTCAGAAATATGATATTGAGGTTCTATCTTTAGATTATATTAATGATGTAATTTAAAAACCTAAATAATCACTCATAATGATTTTTAGAATGAGTCTTTGATTATGAAATTAGAGCCCAGGAAGGTGCCCTTCGAGAGAGGTGGTGTACCCCCCTTCTATTGGGATGTAGAGTTCAACAAATTTTAATGCTTTTTAAAACAATTTCAATTATTGCTTTTGGTCTTGTAGGTCTGGCACCCTTAACAGCAAAAGCAGCAAGCGGATGTTCCCTTGCATCACATTATGGAGTAGGTGATGGATATCACGGACAAACTACTGCCAATGGCGAAAGATACAATGCATATGGGTTGTCAACTGCCCATAAATTCCTTCCCTTTGGAACTAGACTAAGAGTTACAAACCAGTCAAATGGTCGTTCTGTTATTGTAAGAGTTAATGATAGAGGACCCTTTGTTGCTGGTAGGTCACTTGACTTGTCCTATGGAGCATTTGGTAAAATTGCATCTCCTGGACAAGGGGTTGCCAATGTATGCTATACTAGGGTATAATATACATACTTGACAACTGAATAGTAGGGAGTTATAATACTCCCTTACATGTGCGAGATTAGTTCAGTGGTAGAACGCTATCCTTCCAAGTTAGATGTCAGGGGTTCGAATCCCCTATCTCGCTTCCCCAGAAACATCTGGGAATTATAAATAAACACTGTAGTTGTAATTCTTAACAAACTATATGAAATTTTTCAAACAACTGATGCTTGCACCTGTTGCTCTGGGGATTGTTACTCCTTCTGCTTTTGCTGCAGACCTTAATATGAATGGAGTATCCCAATATACATCCAATGAGCAGGTTACAAGCGTCACTCAATTCTCTGATGTTCAACCTACTGATTGGGCATATCAAGCACTCTCACAACTTGTAGAGCGTTATGGTTGTGTTGCTGGTTATCCCAATGGAACCTTTGGTGGTGGTCGTGCAATGACTCGTTATGAGGCAGCAGCACTTCTGAATGCTTGTCTGGATCGTGTGACTGAAGTTACTGATGAACTCAAGCGTCTTACCAATGAGTTTGCACAGGAACTTGCAGTGCTTCGTGGTCGTGTAGATAAACTGGAAGCACAAGTTACTACTCTTGAAGCACAACAGTTCTCCACTACTACCAAACTGCGTGGTGAAGCAAACTTTGTTCTTGGTGGTGTTGATAATTACCAAAGTAAAGCAGGTGACATTACTCACACTGCATTCAACTATGATCTTCGTCTGAACCTGGATACTTCATTCACTGGTAAGGACCTTCTGCGTACTCGTCTGCGTTCTTCTAACTTTAGTAGCAATCCTTTTGGATCTAGTTCTTCTATCTTCAAACTGGATAAAGCAGACAACACCCAAGGAGATATGGGCGATGCTGTAGTTATTGATCGTCTGTACTATCAGTTCCCTGCTTTTAATAACAAAGCAACTATTACTGCTGGTGCTCTTGTTCGTAACACTGAAATTGCCTGGATTCCTTCAGCATATGAATCCAAGATCCTTGACTTCTTCCAAGTAGCAGGTGCTCCTGGTGTTTATAACAAGGCAGTTGGTTCTGGTTTTGGTATCCAGTACGGTAAGAAAGGTCTTGTTGCTGGTGTAAACTATGTTGCACAGAATGGTGCTGATAGTTCTACTGGTGAGTTTGATAAGTCTGGTGCTCTGAATACTCTGGCACAGATTGGTTATCGTGGTGATAACTGGGGTGCTGCTTTTGGTTATCGTTATGGTACTGAAGGCACTCGTGTTCGTACCTATAATGGTCTGAATGGTGCATCTGGTTCTCTGGTTCCTGGTCAAACTTCTAATGGTTATGCCATTAATGCTTACTGGCAACCCACTCAATCTGGTTGGATTCCTTCCATCTCTGCAGGTTATGGTTGGAACACTGTAAGTGGTACTCAAAGTGCTGCTACCAACAGTCAATCTTGGATGGCTGGTCTGACTTGGAACGATGTGTTTGTTGATGGTAACTCTGCTGGTGTTGCTGTTGGTCAGGCTCCTACTGGTGAAGATCTTGAGAAGTCCACTCTTCTTGAAATCTTCTACAAGTACCAAGTGTCTGATAATATCAGTATCACTCCTGCTATCATCTATGGTAGTGACAACCAACGCCTGGTTGGTAACTCCTCTAACTGGGGTGGTGTAATTCAGACTACATTCAAGTTCTGATAATCTACTCATAAGTTGAGTTAGACCACTCCTTTCTGGGGTGGTCTTTTTTGTTAGGTAATGGAAACCTTAACCAAATCTTAGTGGACTTTAAGATTGTCTTCCAGTATCATTATCTACGAAGTCAATTTACTTCTAAAAAACTTTTATGAAATTCAAAAACTTTATTGCTGTTGGTCTGGTTGTTGCTCCTGTTGCTCCTGTTGCTGCACTTGCTGGACCTGCTTTGAATGGTGCAGGCGCCACCTTCCCTGCACCCATTTATCAACGATGGTTCCAAGACTATGCACGAACTTCTGGGAGTAGGGTTAATTATCAGTCCGTTGGTTCTGGTGCTGGTGTTCGTCAATTCATTGCGGGCACAGTTGACTTCGGAGCAAGTGACGAACCAATCTCCGCAGCAGATGCCTCCAAAGTGAAGCGTGGTGTTGTTCAGATTCCTATGGTGGGTGGAACGATTGCTGTGGCTTACAATAAGCCTGGATGTAATCTGAGACTTACTCAAAAGCAAACTGTAGATATTTTTGCTGGTCGTATTAGAGATTGGAAAGCACTTGGATGTGCTGCTGGTCCCATTACTCCTGTGTATCGTTCTGATGGTTCTGGAACCACTTATGCATTCACTAACTCTCTTGATGCCTTTGGTGGTTGGGGTCCAGGTGTAGGTAAGGCAGTTAAATGGCCTACTGGTGTTGGTGCAAAAGGTAATGAAGGTGTTTCTGGACGAATTCGCCAGACTCCTGGTTCTATCGGTTATGTGAATACTGGATTTGTAAAAGCAAATCGTATTCAAGCAGCAGCAATTCAAAACCGAGCAGGTAAGTTTGTTCTTCCTACTGCTGCATCTGGTGCTGCTGCTCTGAATAACATCAAACTGGACGCAAACCTTGCTGGTGAAAATGCAAATCCTGCTGGTGCAACTGCATATCCTATTTCTACTTTGACTTGGGTTCTTGCATATCGTACTGGCAATGGTGCTAAGGCAGATGATATTCGTGCTGCTCTAAACTATGCTCTGAGTTCTAAAGCACAATCTATTGCTGATGATCTTGGATATGTTCCTCTGTCTGGTTCTATCCTGAACCGTGCAAGGATTGCTGTTGGTCGCATTGGGCAATAAATTAGTATAAATATTGGGGGCACCTGCCTCCTTACCGTGGGTGAGTGTAAAGGTAGCACAGAAGTCTCATAAGCTTCAGGAGAGGGTTCAATTCCCTCACCCGCCATTATTTGAGGTACATACAATGATAAAAATAAGATGCAAGAATTGTAACATAGAATTAATATCACATCCTACTAAATCTAAATGCTGTGGTTGTGATAATTTAACCACAGTTAAAGGTGAAACTATTACTGCTATTGACTTGACAAAGGTAGAGTTAATCAGTAACATGGTAAAGAAGGAATCAAAAAATGTTCTTTCAAAGGAAGATATTGCTTGGCAAGAAGCAAGAAAACATCGTAAAATTAGAAAACTGGAGTTTGATATTAAATGACTTGGGAAACCCCAAAACTTTCAAAGGGTGATGTAGAACTACTCACTATTGCATTAGATGAATATCTGTATGTTTCAAATTTAGAAATACCAGATATTCCAAAAATGGAAAAACTATTGCATAGACTGGAAGATCATTTGGACAAGTTTTAAAATCAACACATAAATTTGTATCTAAAACTACTATCTGTAAATAGTAAATCTAAGATACAAATTTTATGGACAATCATACTTTTAGTAATTGGTTGAAAATAAAAGAAACATTTGAAAAATCTGGTAATACAGATAACATGTTCTATAAGAGAGCATGTGCAATTGTTAAAACTGGTAAAGATCCATTAGAAAAATTTTTAAATCATGATACATTTAATCAGTAATTTAATGGAAAATGATTTGTTTGTTTCTTTTCTAGCAACTCTCTTGACAATGGTTCCCATAACAGGTATCATGCTCTTAGGAAATCAATCAAACAAAGAATGAAATCTTTTACAGTTGAGGAATTTGAAGAAAACTTCGATGAACTTTTCTCAAGAGTAGAAAATGGTGAAACATTTATCATTACAAGTGAGTCTGGAAATGTAGTAATTCTTCCTCACAAAGAAATTGAATCTATTACTGATGATGAATTAGTGAGGATTCATACTGATCACGAAGAAGGATCGTGATTTTATGGGACTGTTGCTTATTGGTTAAAGCCCACTGCTTATAACGGTGTGAACAGGGTTCAATTCCCTGCAGTCCTACTTGCTCCTTTAGCTCTCTGGTGAAAGCACTGTCCTCATAAGACAAGAAAGGTGAGTTCGATCCTCACAAGGAGCACTTGACACAATGACTGAATATCATTAGAATAGTAAAAAATGTTCTAATATATGAAAGTTGCATTAATTACTGGAATTACTGGGCAGGATGGATCCTACCTTGCAGAACTTCTTTTGGAAAAAGGATATGAAGTTCATGGAATTGTTAGAAGAGCATCCTTAATCAACACTGATAGAATTGATCACATTTATCAAAAATTACATCTTCATTATGGTGATCTTACTGATTCTACTAATCTGATTAGTGTTATTCAGAAAGTACAACCTGATGAGATTTATAATCTTGGTGCTCAGAGTCATGTAAAAGTTTCATTTGAAGTTCCTGAGTATACTGGACAGGTTGATGCTTTAGGAACCTTGAGAGTTCTAGAAGCAGTTAGACTTCTTGGGATGGAGAAGAAAACTAAAATCTACCAAGCATCAACATCTGAACTTTATGGATTGGTTCAGGAAACTCCTCAGAAGGAAACCACACCATTTTATCCAAGGTCCCCATATGGTGTTGCAAAGATCTATGGTTATTGGATTACCAAAAACTATCGTGAATCATATGGTCTTTATGCTTGCACTGGGATTCTTTTTAATCATGAATCACCTCGCAGGGGAGAGACATTTGTTACTAGGAAGATTACAGTAGGTCTTTCTAGAATCTCTGTTGGTCTTCAAGATTGTCTTTATCTTGGTAACTTGAATGCAAAGAGGGATTGGGGTCATGCCAAAGACTTTGTAGAAGCAATGTGGTTAATGCTTCAGCAAGATCAACCAGATGACTTTGTGATTGCTACTGGAGTTCAGTATTCAGTCAGAGAGTTTGTAGAGGAAGCAGCACCATACTTTGGAATGAAAATTAGATGGGAAGGTGAAGGTCTAGATGAGGTTGGCATTGATGAGTATAGTGGTAATGTGATCATTAGAGTCAGTCCTAAATATTTCAGACCTGCTGAAGTAGAGACTTTATTAGGTGATGCCACTAAGGCAAAGGAAAAATTAGGTTGGGAACCTAAGATTTCATTTAAACAATTAGTTGAGGATATGTGCATTCATGGACAATAAAAAAATAAATCATATTTATGATCAACCCCAATTTGGGGAAGATTGGTTTTCTTATTCAAGATTATATTCTGAGATGGTAAATAGATTTCCCTCAGGAAGTCATTTTGTTGAAATTGGATCTTGGAAAGGGAAGTCTTCTGCTTACATGGCAGTAGAAATTGCAAACTCAGGAAAGTCTATACAGTTTGATTGTATAGATCCTTGGCCAGATTGGAAACCTGAAGGTGAATATTTTGAAACTATGTGTCAAAATTTGCATGAAACTTTCTTGAATAATGTAAACCCAGTAAAAGAATATCTAAATCCAATAAAGTTAACTTCTATGGAAGCAGTTAAGCAATATGAAGATAACTCTTTAGATTTTGTTTTTATTGATGGTAATCATGAATATGAATATGTCTTTGAGGATATTAATTTTTGGATAAAAAAAATAAAGAAAGGAGGTGTTTTATCTGGACATGATTACCACTATCCCCCAGTGATTAAAGCAGTTTCTGATAATGGTTTAACTGATGTTGTTGCTAGGGAGGGGTGTTGGTACTATGAAGTTAGATAGTAAAATTTTTGTTGCTGGCCATAGAGGATTAGTTGGATCATCTATTACTAGGAAGTTAAAAGAACTTGGTTATACTAATGTTCTTGGTTTGAGAAAATCTTTATTAGATCTCACTTCTCAAGAACAAGTAGAAGAGTTCTTTGAAACTCAAAGACCTGAGTATGTGTTTCTTGCTGCAGCTAAAGTTGGAGGAATTGGACATAACAAAGAAAACCCAGCAGATTTTATTAGAGAAAATCTTCAAATTCAAACTAATGTAATTGATGCTTCATATAGAAATGGTTGTAAGAAACTTTTGTTTTTAGGTTCTGCTTGCATCTATCCTAAACATGCACCAGTTCCAATTAAGGAAGAATACTTAATGACTGGACCCCTTGAAGAAACTAATATTGCATATTCTCTTGCAAAGATATCTGGATATTTGATGTGTAAAAAGTATACAGAACAGTATGGATTCCCAACTGTTTCTGTTATGCCAAATAACCTCTACGGAATTAATGATAACTTTATTATTGAACAGTGTCATGTAATTCCTAGTTTCATTAACAAGTTTATTCATGCAAAAGAAAATAATCTTAATGAAGTAGTTTGCTTTGGTGATGGAACTCCAACTAGAGAATTTTTGTTCTCTGATGATCTTGCAGATGGTCTTATCTTCTTGATGAACAACTACAATGATCCAGAAATTATTAACATAGGTCCACAGAGAGAAGTAAGTATCAAAGAGTTGTCTGAACTTGTTGCTAATCTTGTTGGATATAAAGGAAATATTGTTTGGGATACTACTAAACCAAATGGAACTCCTAGAAGAGCATTGGATACTTCCAAAATGGATTCTCTTGGTTGGAAAGCAAAGACATCACTAGAGGATGGATTGAAAGTTACTATTGATTGGTTTTTACAAAATAGGGAGAATTATGTCAGAGTATAAGTGGCCTCTTATGAAAAATACTCTCTCCTTTTTGGATAGGGTAAAACTTGCGAAGTTTGTATTATCATCAGATAAGTTTACTCAAGGTAAAAAAGTTCAAGAATTTGAAAATGCTTGGTCTGAGTGGATTGGATCTAAACACTCCCTGTTTGTAACTTCTGGCAGCACTGCAAATTTTCTGTTAGTTGCTGCTGTGATGGAAAAATATGGATTGAAACCTGGAGATAAAGTAGTTCTTCCTGCATGTACATGGGTTACAAATATCAATCCTATTTTTCAGTTAGGTCTTACTCCAATCTTCTGTGATATCAATCTTCAAAATTACAGTTTTGATATTGATAATCTGAGGAGAATATCTGAGAAACATTCAGATATTAAAATGATATTTGTTACACATCTGTTAGGCATTCCTGCTGACAATGCTAAGTATCAAGAGATCTTTCCAGATGCAATTATTCTAGATGATGTTTGTGAATCTCATGGATGCACTTCTTATGATGGATCTAAAGTGGGTTCAAAAAGTTTGGGTGCAACTTTTAGTTTTTATTTTGGTCATCACATGTCAACCATTGAAGGTGGTATGATCTCTACTAATGATAGTGAACTGTATGATCTGATGAAACTTAAAAGGTCTCATGGTCTTGCAAGAGTATCTGATAAATTTGAATATTATTCAAATCAAAATCCAGAAATTGAAAGATCATTCCTTTTTGTAACTGATGGATATAACTTTAGAAATACCGAACTTGCAGCAGTTCTAGGTCTTTCTCAACTTAAAAGACTTGATCAGTTTATCAAAATAAGAAGAGATAACTATTTTAAGTTTCTTGGTGCTGTATATGAAAATAAAAATCTACATCCAGTCTATCCAAGTTTGGGTAATAGTTGTTTTTGTTTCCCATTTATTTGTAAAACAAAAGAAATCAAACAAAAACTGATTAGTCTCTTTGATAAGTATTCTATAGAATATAGACCTGTTGTTGGAGGTAATTTACTTAGACAACCATATATGGTAAACTACTCAGTGGAATGCCCTTCGAAGGTTTTGAATGTAGATATCCTTCACGAAAATGGGGTATACATAGGTAATAGTCAGTTTGTTTCTGATAAAGAAATCGAAATCATTAAAGAAATTATTGGAGAAATTTGATGGAAAAACTTGGTGAATTTATTGAAAACATTATTAAGGAAACAGTAGATAGAGTTCTTTTTTCTGGTGAAGAAGTTCCAGATGTAGAATACATTGCAACTGATAATCTTGGAGAAATTGTTGAGAAACTAGCGATCCTTCACATCAGAACATGGATGCTTGAAGATGCAATTCAAGAAGCAACAACAGATGAAGAGATTGCTCATTTAAAAAGAAAAATTGATATCTGTTTTAAAGTAAAAAGACCTAAGTTGGTACAAGCAATCAACATTATGATTGATGATGCAATTACAAATGAAAAAAGTCTACGAGAAGACTCTGTAAAACTTTATAAGGGGGTTTGAGGAATAACAGTTGATGACTGAAATTAAAAAAATTTGTTTCTTCAATCATTATCATAATGGAGATATTGTAAATAACAGGGCATTTGTGGAAGAAATAATTCAACACATTGATGTTGAATATTACTATGCTCATCCAAATAATCCTGCCATAATTAAAGATTTAAATATACAAAATGCTTCTAGTGATATTTTGAGTTCTTTAAGTATAACTACAAAACTTTCTCAAATTGAAGATACTTTGTATATCAACACTTGGATTGGGTCTTCTTTTGGACCTGAAAATGAATACACTGGCAATTGTTCTTTAGTCAGTATATACAATATGTTTTCACACATATACGAAGAATTAAATAAAATATTTGGAACCAATTTAAAACTATCAAATCCTGAAAATTATTTTCCATTAATAGATTATACCAAATATAATATTTTTAAAGTTTCTGATTTTGTTTCACAGCATCAAAATCAAAAAATTCTTTTTTGTAATGGACCATGTTTATCTGGACAATGTGAATATTCTGGTGACATGAAATCTATTATAATTGAATTGGCAGAAAAAAATCCTAACAAAATTTTTATAGCAACTCATAAGTTCGAATCTAATATTAGCAACATTAAATTTACTGATGATATTATTCAATCTGATTCTACAGATTTGAATGAAATTGCTTATCTTTCTTTGTCTTGTGATCTAATTGTTGGAAGAGCTTCTGGTCCACTTTGTTTTTGTTGCAACTCAGAAAATATGAATGATCCTACAAAAACATTCTATGTGTTTGGTATTAATGAAACTGATTGCCCTCCTTGGAATTTAAATGTAAATTGTAATTTCATATTTGAAGAATATTCTAATTATGAAGATTTAAAGTCTTCTATATTTGATTTAATTTTAGAATCATGAAACATCCTTTAAATAAATTTTTTGATAAAGTTATAGTTCTTACCACAACTCATGAGTCATGTAAGGACAGGATAGAGAGGTTTAAAACTAGAAGTAAAAATCTAGAATATGAATTTTTCTATGGGACACATGCTGCAGATATGAACATTGATTTTTATAGGGAAAATGGATGTGAGCCCATAACTGATGGTCAAATATCTTGTGCAGTAAATCATTTAAATTTATATCAATATATCATTAATAACAATATATCTAATTGTCTTATATTGGAAGATGATGCAGTTATAACAGAAGATATTCAATATATTGAAGATTGTTTATCTAAACTTCCTTCAGATTGGAAGTTAGTTTACCTTGGGTATATAAACTATCATTATATTCATCCTAATTATTCTGATCATTTATTTAAATTTTCTTCTAAAAATTATGTTGTTTTGGATTGTACTTTTGGGTTTGCAATAACTAAAGATTTTGCTTCTAAACTATATGATGCAAATAAAACTATAAACAATACTGCTGATGGATCTATTCAAAGATTGATTAGGGAAGATGATATTGATGTTTATGCTACAGTTCCTAAAGTAGTAGAGCATGAGGGATTGGAATCTATTCTTGCTATGGTAGATAGGGGAGACTTTAAAAGATGAAAAAAATAAAACTTTATTTTGATAATTTTTGGCCAGAATTTAATTATCAAAATAATATTTTTACATGGGCTCTTTCTCAATCATATGATGTTATTATTGATAAAGATTCTCCAGATTTATTAATTACTACTAATCACTTACTTGAGGATAAAAAATCTAAATTAATTTTTTATCAATCAGAACCTTGGTTTTTAACTTCAGATGGGACTTTAGATAGATCTAAATTTTCACATGCTATCTCAACCTTTAATTTTAATGATCCATTTTTAAAAAGAGTTCCTTTATGTTTATGGTATCATTATGAATATTTCTCTCATGGACTTATAGATGACTATGAATATTTTCTAAATCATACTCCTGAAATAAAAAATATTCCTAATGATTTTTGTTCTTTTGTATCTAGAAATCCAACTTATCCAAGAAAAGAATTTTTTGATCTGTTGAGTCAATATAAGTTTGTAACTGCTTCTGGAAGTTTGTGTAATAATTCTTCACTAGTTCCTGGGAATATTGGGACATTAAGTGGATCAGTAGAAAAAACAAAATACTTATCAAATTTTAAATTTAATATTTGTTTTGATAATTCTGAAGGATGTATAAAATCTTTTTCAGATTCAACTCTTATTAGTAAATCTGGCATCTTCACTGAAAAATTATATGAGGCAATGTTAGCAAATACCATACCAATTTATTGGGGAAATGCTGATATATCTAATGATATTAATACTAAATGTATAATTAATGTTCATGACTATGATAATTTGAATGATGTAGTTGACAAAGTTATTGAAATTGACTCTGATGATAATTTATATTTTGATTATATAAATCAAAAATATGTAGAAGACACTAAAGATAATATTTTTAGTAAAGAATATATTGTAGAATTAATGAAAATTTTGGTAGAAACATGATTAGTATTATTACTGGAACTTTAAATAGAGGACCATTACTTCAAAAATTAATAGAAAATACAGTTGAAACTAATCCAAATTTGGAATTAGTTTTAGTTGATGGTGGAAGTACTGATGGAACAATAGAATATATTAAAGAAGAAAACAATTCCCAAATTAAATTAATAGAAGTTGGATGTAGAAGTAGTTATCCACACTTTATGAATCTTGCTATTAAAAATGCAAAATATGATATTGTTTGTCAGTGGAATGATGATGTTATTTTGGCAAATGATTGGCAAGAAGTTATTGATAGTGTAGAAGAGGAATATGATGTATACTTATTTAATTGGAAGTATGGATCATATGAATCTATAGAAGACCCAAATTGGTTAAGTGGACTTACTTTTGATGATAATGGATGGTGTCTTTTAAATAATACTAAAATAGATGAAAAATCTATTGTTATGAATTATGGGTTGTATAAAAAAAAAATATTTAAAAGAATTGGAATGTATAATAATGAATACAAATATTATTATGCAGATGCAGATATGGCTTATCGAGCATATAAATTTGGATACAAAGTAAAAGATCTTCGCAATATTAAAGTTTGTTCCTTGTTTACAGATAAGGTGGCTATGCATTATAATGATGATGAAGAAGTTTTTAAAAATAATGCAAGTTTATATGAACAAAATCAATTACCAAGCACTATAGAATTTTTATGAAAAGTAAATTTAATTTAGTAGATAATTGTTTTACCCATCTTACTGGCGGAAATATGGGATACTCAGTTCATGGGAAAGAGTCTAAGCACATAGAATGGGTATCTGATTTTTCTGCAGATGAAACTTTTTATGTAGATCAGACTATAGATCAAGCATTTACAGATGGAATAAGTGGAACTAAATATGCATGGATTCTAGAGTCTAAATTTGTTATTCCTGGAATATCTGAAAGGATCAAATCAAATTTAGAAGAATACTTTAATGTATTTAAATATATTTTTACACATGATAAAGAACTTTTTTCTTTAGATCCTAGATTTAAGTGGTGTCCTGCTCAAGGATTTTGGATTAAAGAACCAAAATTATATGAAAAGACTAAGATGATTTCTATGATTTCATCTAATAAATCTTTCACTGAAGGTCAAAAGAATAGGATTAAGTGGGTAGAAAGAATTGGAGATCAAGTAGATCTTTATGGTAGAGGATTTAATGAAATTGTAAATAAAGAACAAGGTCTTTGTGATTATATGTTCTCAGTAGTAATTGAAAATGGAATTTATGAGTCATACTACACAGAGAAGATTCTTGATTGTTTTGCTACTGGTACTATCCCTGTTTATTTGGGATCTCCTGACATTGCAGACCATTTTAACAAAGATGGAATCATTCAATTGAGTGAAGAATTTGAAGTGTCAGAGGAGATTTATCAAAGTAAATTAGATGCTATAAAAGACAATCTGGAAAGAGTAAAAAAAATTGAAGTTCTTGAAGACTTTATTTACATTAATTATCTACAATGATATCATTTAATAGTCTGGGAAATTTAGGAAGACTTGGCAATCAAATGTTTCAGTATGCTTCCTTAAGGGGCATTGCTGCTAATAGAGGATTTGATTTTTGTATTCCCCCAAAAAATGTATTTGGTGTTAGTGATCTAAATGTAAAAAATTGTCCAACAAACATTTACACTGCTTTTGACATTAGTAAATATCCTCAAGGTATTCCAGATAATACTATAGTAAAAGAATCTGGGTTTCATTTTGATGAGGATCTGTTTAACACTTGTGATGATAACACAGATCTTTATGGATACTTCCAATCGGAAAAGTACTTCAAACATATTGAAGATGAGATTAGGAAAGATTTTACTTTTGGGGATAATATTGTAAAATCTTGTGAAGATATTATTACCAATGAAATAGGAACTACTGAATTAATTTCTTTGCATATTAGAAGAAGTGATTACTTGCACCTTCAGACATTTCATCCAGTTCCTCCAATTGAGTATTACATTGAATCATTGAAAAAACTTCCTAATGTTCCTGTGTTAATATTCACTGATGATATTGATTGGTGTATGAAGCAAAGTGTATTTGATCCTAACAGATTTTTTATATCTCAATCTAATTCAGCTGAGCATGATATGTGCTTTATGACTATGTGTAAGTATCATATCATTGCAAATAGTTCATTCAGTTGGTGGGGTGCTTGGTTGGCAAAAAGTGAAAAAGTTATTGCTCCTAAAACTTGGTTTGGATCTTCTTTGATGGATCATGATACTTCAGATCTTTATTGTAATGGGTGGGAAACACTATGACTTTAACTGATTATTTTGATAGAACTTTTTGTATTAACTTAGACTCAAGACCAGATAGATGGGAAGAAGCACAGAAAGAATTTGCAAAGCATTCATTTAATGTAGAAAGAGTTCCTGGAATTGAGGGGTCTAAGTTGAATCTTGACTTCCCTCCAGAGATTAAAGAGGGTGCTGTAGGATGTGCTCTTTCTCAGTTTTTCTGTATCAAATACGCCAAACAATTAGGTCTTGATACTTTTCTTTTGTTAGAAGATGATATTCAATTTGATGAAAATGTTAATGAACTATTTGATCAATATATCAAAGAGGTTCCTTCCGATTGGGATATGTTATATCTTGGGGGGCAGCATTTCCATGGAATGAATCTTCAGCAGGTTTCTGAACATGTTTATAAGTGTGAGTATACTTTAGCAGCACACTCAGTTGCTTTTAATAATAAGGTATTTGATAAATTTATTGATAAACTAATTGATATTACAAAACCTTGTGATGTTCATTATGCAGAGTCTCATAAAGAAATTAATGCATATGTAATTATTCCCCACTTAACATGGCAAAGGAATAGTTATTCTGATATTGAAAAAGTAAACGTAGACTATACTTTTCTGAAGCATCATAGATATCCACAGTGGGGTAAACCATGACAAAAGTTATTTCCTTTTCATTGTATGGAGATTCTCCAAAGTATAATGTTGGAGCTATTAAAAACTCTGAACTTTATGCAAAATTTTTTCCTGATTGGGAAATGTGGGTTTATCATAATGATTCTGTTCCTGATCAAACGTTAACTTCTCTTAGTAAAAATAAAGTTAAGTTAATTAATATGGAAGTTGAAGAAGGTCCAAGAAATTCTCTTTGGAGGTTTCTTCCTGCACAAGATAATTCTATTGAGTATTTTATTTCTAGAGATTGTGACTCTAGACTTTTTGAAAGGGATGTTTGTTCTGTTAATCAATGGATTGAATCTGGAAGTCCATTCCACATTATTAGAGAACATCCTTGGGGACATACATGGGTAATTAATGCAGGTATGTGGGGATGTGTTGGAGGATTTGTTGAAAATATACAAGACTCTATGACTGAATATTTTAAAACTAGCAAATGGGCAGATGTTAGAGAAGTAGATCAATGGTTTTTAAAAGAATGCATTTATCCAGTTGCTAAGGATCATGCATTTATCAATGATCAATTTGTTAATTTTGAAGGTAAATCAATTCCTATTAATAGAAATAGGGAACTTGATGATTATGCTTTCATAGGAGAACCATTTGATGAAAACGATAATCAGTTAGATAATTATAGAGATTTAATCATTCAATATAGTAATAGATAAAATGACTGACACATCTACAATAAAAAAGAAACTTAATGGAATTGGTCCAATTCTCTGGATTAATTTGGATACTGAAGTTGACAGACAACAACATATGAATGATCTGTTTAACTTTTATGGTATAGAGAACACAAGGATTTCTGCCATTGATGGCAGAGGAAACAATGATGTAAGTGAGTTTTTAGTTGGTAAATGGCCAGAACTTATAACTCCTGGAGAACTTGCTTGTACAATGTCTCATTTGAAAGCAATTAAATATTTTTATGAAGAGACTAGTTTAGATCATATTATTATATGTGAAGATGATATTGTATTTGATACGGTCCCTTACTGGCCATTTACTTGGTCTGGATTTATGGGATCTGTTCCTTTTGATTGGGATGTATTACAGTGTGCAATTACCAGCACAAAAAACCTTAGAGCAAACCTGCACCCAAGATTGATTAATGATTTCTGTGCTGCCTTCTATGTTATTACAAGGCATCATGCAGAGAAAATAGTTAAGCATCATATCAGAGGAAACAAGTTTAGACTGGATCAAAATTTAAAACCAAGGGCAGCATCTGAGGAAGTAATCTATAATTCAGGTAGAACATATTCAATGCCTTTGTTTACTTATAGATATGATTTTAGTTCTGGAATACATCAAGATCATGTAGAAATCTTTCATAAGAATAATGTAGAGGGTGTTTTAAACTTCTGGAAGAACAGACCTCCTGAGTTGGATACTAAAAATCTCTTAGATTATGACTTCTATGGGTTCTGGGAACCTTTGGTGGGTTAGTAAATCCTGACACAAGTAAGTATAAATACTTACAGAGTGCCCTTGACATAGGGCACTCTTTGCTATATACTGTTGTAACAATTTGATACAAAAGTACAATGACTGTAACCAAAAATGAATTTGGTCAAATGAATATGTGGGCAAAAGAGCCTTCAATGTACATGACAAAGGAGGATCTTGATCGTTATGGGATTGAACCTTATGCAGAGAAAGCGGAGAAGATGAATGGGCGTTGGGCAATGCTCGGTTTTATTGCTGCTATTGTTTCTTATGCTAGCACTGGTAAACTCTTCTTCGGAGTCATCTGATGATTGAGGCAGTTTGGACAATCACAGCAGTTGCATTTTTTGTGATTCTGGGTTATGCTGTAGAACAACTTTCTGAAACTTACTGATGACATTTAAAGTTACACTTCAATCCCCTGATGGCACTGAAACTACAATTGAATGCCAAGATGACCAATACATTCTTGAAGCAGCAGAAGAAGCAGGTGTTGACCTTCCTTCTTCATGTAAAGCAGGTGCTTGTTCAGCTTGTGCAGGAAAACTCATCTCTGGCACCGTAGATAATGAAGAACAATCTTTCCTTGATGATGATCAACTTGCTGATGGTTGGGTCCTGACTTGTGTAGCATACCCCACCAGCGATTGTGTGATCCTGACCGAACAGGAAGAGAATCTGTGAGCAGTGCTGGTATGTTGGGGCAATTTGCTATTGCTCTTGAAACACTTGGATGGGATAAAGATGATGACATCACAGTTGAGATAGGTGGTGTAGCAGTTACAGGGACTGCTACTCACCCAAATGCAAACCCTAAATGGGCAAAACCATTTGGAACAGTGACCTATCAAAATGATGCTTTCATCGTAATTAAAAATAAATCAAGGAACCCTATTGTTCCTTCACAACCAAACCCTGAACTTAAACAAAAACATTCTTATCAAGGAGAAAAACAATGAACGAAAGAGCTGAACGTATTAATGGTTGGGCTGCAATGATTGGCATTGTTGCTGCTATTGGATCTTATGCAGTAACTGGTCAAATTATTCCTGGAATTTGGTGATGGAGGTTACTATGCGTAAAGAGCAATATCAAATCCCACAAGTAGAATTTATTTTTCGTGAGAATGGTGAGTTTATAACTCGTACTTCTTCTGAACTCTTTAATGGAAAACGTGTGGTCATTTTTAGTCTCCCTGGTGCTTTCACTCCTACTTGCAGTGCCTATCAGTTACCTGGATTCGAAGAGAAATATGAAGACTTTATTGGTAGTGGCATCGACTATATTTACTGCATCTCTGTTAATGATGGGTTTGTGATGAATGCCTGGGCACAAGATCAGAACATCAAGAATGTAAAACTTATTCCAGATGGCAATGCTTACTTCACTCGTTCTATGGGTCAACTCGTTACCAAGACCAATCTTGGTTTTGGTGAGCGTTCTTGGAGATATGCTGCTGTGGTAGATAATGGAGTTATTGAAAAACTCTTTGAAGAACCTGGAAAGAGAGACAATGCACCAGAAGATCCTTATGTTGCAACTACTCCAGAAGCAGTTTTGGATTATGTGAAATCAACTGTCAGGGAAACAGCACAAGTTTGAAATAATAAGTAATCATACTTAACTCTGCTCTAAATATTGAGCAGAGTTTTTTTGTATTATGCCAAGAGGGCAACTTACTAAAGATAGTATTAAGTGTGATATTTTAAAAATTAAAAATGAATTATATTATGAGAATGTTTCTTGGACATCGGATCCAAAAGGAATTGCTCATAAGTATTTGAATAAAATATTAGACAAGATAGATGAGTATAGAGTCTAAATAATTTTTTAAATGGGGAATAAGATGATCGGACCAAAAAAGAAACCACAAGACTTTGGATTTAAACAAGGTGATACTCATATCATTGTGAATGATATTTCAGAAACTGCAAAGGCATATGATTTCACTGGAAAACTTCTTTGGGAACTTCCAGCATTAGCAAGAGGTCAGGGTAGTGATTTTGAATTTAAATTCACTAATACTGATACTCCTCCAGGTCTTTATAAGATTGGAACAATCTATAAAGATTATGAACGCAACTCAAATCCCCCATACTCTAGAGATGTAATGGCATTTGGTTGGTATAGTTTTGACCTTGTTGAACTTGAAGGTCAAGAAGCAAAGTATGGTCGTGCTGGAATTATGATTCATGGTGGTGGTTCTGCTTGTGGTTGGCCTGGTGCTTGGGCAGCAAAGCAACCTCTATATTCCACTCATGGATGTGTAAGAATGCACAATCAAGATTTGAGAGACAAAGTTCTTCCTCTGACTAAAACTGGTACAGTCTATGTTTCTGTCTTCCAAGAAGGTTGAATATGACTATTAAATTTATTGATGCTGCTGAAAATCATAAAGGTTTGCCTCATCAAAATGATGCCTGGGCATTTCTTCAGTCATCAGTTCATAAAGAAATACTTGATGAGTTTGCTAGAAGATATCGTAATGAAAAAGTAGAACCAACATTGGATGGTCTCCCAATTCCAGGTGTAGAACTAATTAAAGAATTTGAAGGTTGTCATTTAAGAGCATACTATGACCCTCTTACTGGTGGATTACCTATTACAATTGGATGGGGTTCTACCAGAAGAAAGGATGGAACTCGTTTTATGATTGGAAATACCATTACTCAAGATGAGGCAGATGACCTTTTATATTTTCAACTCAGAAGAGAGTTTCTTCCTTCACTGCAAAAAATACCTTACTGGAGTGAGATGAATGACAACCAAAGAGGGGCTTTACTTTCTTTTGCATATAATCTTGGTGCAGGTTTTTATGGTGCTTCTAACTTCAATACTATTACAAGGGTCTTGAAGAACAAGGAATGGGATAAAGTTCCTGATGCTTTGTATCTTTATAGAAATCCTGGTACTAATGTTGAGGCAGGTCTAGCAAGAAGAAGAAAAGCAGAAGGGAACTTGTTTAAACTATAAATACTTAAAAAAGTATTCATAAAAATGGACACACGAGAACTTCGCAATCTTCAAGAAGCATATATGGAAGT